ACAATCAGAGTGTGGAAAAGTGGCTGATGGAACGTGCGAGTCTATGGATGCCTGAAAAGGTGGAGCGGCCAAAGACTGACAAGGTTGCCATCTGTGCCATCGGTCGACTCGAAAACAAATATGCCAAAGAGTTCGTGAGCCACCATTTGAAACTCGGCTTCGACAAGATTATTATCTACGACAACAATCATGAGGGTGAGGAAACCTTTGACACCGTGTTGAAAACCTACATCCAGAAGAAACAGGTAGAGATTGTTGACTGGCGAGGCCGTGAGCATGACCAGTGTCACGCTTACCGCGATTGCTACACCCGCTATGGCGACAAGTATCAGTGGATTGCTTTCTTCGATTTCGACGAGCACCTGAAACTGACCACCGCCAAGAACATCAAAGAGGTATTGAATGGCATTGATGCCGATTGCGTCTGCCTGAACTGGCGCACGATGACCGACAATGGTTTGGTGGTCTATACCTCAGCCACACTCGAAAAGCGATTCACGCAGGCTGCACCAGCCGACACGAAAGATCACAACGGAATCATCGCCAACCATTTCGTGAAGTCGATTGTGCGTGGCGGTCTGCCCTGGATATTCTGGACGCATCCACACACGCCAGTCATTGCCGGCACCTATATGTATATCGACGGCAAAACCCGTCTCAAAGGTTCTGCCTGTTACACATGCCCTGACTACTCGGTGGCCCGTCTCGACCACTTCACCACGAAGACCATCTCCGAATGGATGATGATTAAGGTGAAACGTGGCTTCGGTTGCAAGGCATCGAACACCGAGAAACTGCGACAGCATCCAATCGACGTGTTCTTCTGCTACAATGAGAGAACACCGATGAAGATGGAATGGTTGAAGATGAACGGATTCATTGAGTAAACCCATAGCACAAATTTGCACGAATAGAAAAAGAATGAGATATGGAATTATTCGGTAGTAATTTCTTCGGCTTTGGCCGAAAGCGCGAGGTAGCGGCTCCAGGAGTACCAGCGAGCACCGCACCAGCCGCACCCCAACAGCCCAAGGGTGGCAACTGGGAGGCGAACGTGGTGCGCCCGTATGGTCGTAGCTCGCTACTGATTCCTACGTGGACCCGATGCGTGACATTGATCATGCAGACTATGGGCCAGATGGTCACTCAGTACCAAAGGATGAATGGCGAAGGTGGCAACTTCGTGGAAGACCGCTACGGAAAGAACGGCATCTTGAACTATATGCTGCAAGTGCGCCCCAATCCGATGATGACAGCAAGCCAGATGCAGGAACAAATCGAGTACCGCAAGATTTATTTTGGTAACGCTTATGTGTATATCGAGCGTGGTGCAGACGGTTATCCCGTCAATCTGTGGCTTTGCACGGGTGGCGGGTATGATCCGTTGTCGAACACTTACAACTTGGTGTACAACTCCGACCGTGGCCCACGTATGAAGGTTGAATGTGATGCGCGCGACGTGCTGCATTTCAAAAACACATTCCTGACGGACGACTACTACATGGGTATTCCTACTATCGACTATGCCTTCAAAGCCTTGACCATTGCCGCTACCGGCGATGAGCAGGCTTTGCAGGATATGGCAAAAGGTGGTAAACATAAAGTCTTGATCCAAGAGCAGCAATCGCCGACACTCGGCACCCGTGGCCGTGCTAACCAGCAAGAGCTGCGCAAGATGAAGGATGAGTTCGCACAAGACTGGATGAGCAACGACGTGGCCATTCTCGACAATGTGGCCGACGCAAAGGTTATCAGTCAGACGGCTCAACAGTTGCAACTCCTGGAACAACGCGGCTACTCTGACGAGGCATTGTGCAGACTCATGGGTGTGCCCAAGATCATCGCCATCGTGGGCGACGGTGGTGGCAACTACCGTATGCCGGAACACGCCACGCAGGAGTTCCTGCTTCGCACGATTCAGCCCCGCATCCGTGAACACGAGGATGAATTAAACTCCAAACTATTGTCAGCTGGTGATTTTGGCCGTCGGCGCATACATGTGTGCGAATTGGCTTTGAAGCGTCTCGACGCAAAGGGACAGGCCGAAATCGACAAGCTGCACCTCGAAAGCGGTTGGTCGGTCAACGAAATCCGTTCGCAGTACGACCTGCCGAACATCCCCGACGGCGACGATCACTACGTCTCAATGAACCTCGGCGTGGTTGGCTCTCCGAAACTGAAAGAAAATAACGGTGGAGGGAGACCTGTCGGCAGCGGCGACGACCCAACAAAGCCAAAGGGGACGGAATAGTCGGCGAGTAAACCCCAAACGCATAAATGCACGAATTATAGAACCAATTTTTAAGTAGAAATATGGATGCAAAAAAAAGAGAAATCAGAACCATTGACTGCCAGCTGTCCGTTAGAGAAGCGGAAGGCGGTCAGGCGGGCGAGTCTCGCACCATCACAGGCCGTGCCATCGTTTTCAATGCTGAAAGCGAAGTGCTCGACGACTGGGGCGAAAGATTCCGTGAAGTGATTCTCCCTGAAGCCGTGACAATGGAGTTTCTTAACACGCAGGATGTAAAGCTCAATATGCTGCATGAAAGAGAACTCACACTGGCCCGTTGCAACAAGGGAGCAGCCAACGCATCGCTGCGCATGGCTGTTGACGAACAGGGTGTGACCTTCGAATTTGAAGCACCCCGATGCGACATCGGCGACCGCTGCCTGGAAATGGTGCGTCGTGGCGATTACTCTGGATGTAGTTTTGAGTTCTTCCCGAAGGATTACGAGGTGGAGCGCACCAAGGGTGCAGACGGTAAGGATGAAGTAATCATCCGCCACAAGTCGTTTGAGTTCCTGAGTGCCCTCACCATCGGCATGGACCCTGCCTACCGGCAGACCTCTGTCAATGCGCGTGAGCTTGACAAGCAGACTCCCGAAGGCAAGGCTGAGATCGAGGCAGCAGAAACCGCCAAGCGCGAGGCCGAGCAGAAGGCACTCGACGAGGCCGCTGCCCGTCATCGTGAACTCCAAATGATGAGAATGAGAATTATCAAATAGTATTAACTTTAAAAATTTACGATTATGACAAAAAAGACTAAGGACGAACTTCAGGTTCGTTATCGCGAAATTCAGGATCGCATGGGCGAACTGAACGTAACCGCAGCCGAGGGTAAGCGCGAGCTGACCGCCGACGAACTGCGTGAGTGGAATTCACTGACCCGCGAGGCCGAGCTGGTGAACATAGAGTTGCAGGGTCAGATGAACGATGAGGAACTGGCCAAGCACCGCGAAGTGGTAAGCAAGGGCGAGCAGCTGCGTGAGTATCTGCGTCAGGCAAAGGAGGCAGGTGCAAAGCGTGAGATTCTGTTGTGGCCCACTCAGACCAACACCACCGCCAACATCACCGCTTCTGGTGCCATCGAGTTGAGCATCCACGAGATGATCCCGACTCTGCACGAGGGTCTCGACCTTCCTGGCACATTGAAAATCGTGACTGGCGTTACCGGCAACGAGCTGTGGCCCGTCAGCGTCAACGACGTTGAGATGGAGGAGGTTGGTGAGGTAGAGGCTCTGAGCGATCAGGTGCTCGACTTCGCAAACATCACTCCTATCCAGAACCGTGTAGGTTTGAAGGTGCCCGTATCTAACATGGCCATCGACAACGCTGCATTCGACCTCATGGCCTTCGTACAGGCTAAGTTCACTCTGGCTCTGCGCAAGTATCTTGCTAAGAAGATTTACTCTCAGGCCAACTGGGCCAAGAACAAGGGTCCGTTCTCTAACCTCACCAAGACTGGCGACATCGAGATTGGTGCCAACGCTTACAAGTCCATCCTGAAGGCTGTGGCCAAGTTCTCTGACAAGGGCTTCTTTGAGGGCGACGTGGTGCTGATCATGGACCGCGAGACCGAGGCCGAACTGAAGGCCACTCCGAAGATTGCAGGTGCCGCTGGTGGCTTCGTCATCGAGAACGGCAAGTGCGCAGGTTACGACTATGTTGTAACCCACTACCTGAACACCACTCTCTCTGGCTCTACCCTCGTACCCACCGAGAAGAAGTACATCGGTATCGGTTACTTCGAGTGGTTCGCTCTCCAGCAGCACGGTCAGGTCCGCATGGTGGTTGATCCCGTGACGCTCGCTGACAAGGGTGTGACCCGCGTCATCCTGAACACCGCATGGTCAATGACCGACCTCTCCACCCACATCAATGGTGGAACTCCCACCACTGATAGTGCCGGCAACGTGACATATCCCACACAGGCATTTGCTCTGTATGAGGTAGCTGGTGGCGACTCTTCAAGTGAAATTTAAATTTCTCTGATGGTTTCCTCTCTTGGGATGACTGGAAGATCATAGTTTCCAGCTGTGGCCGAACGGTGCGAACCAGTAGGCCGCAGCACCCAAGGGGAGAAACGATACGAACAAAAGAATAACTAACAAGTCGCAGACAAGATGAGCCTGATAACAGACAAGGTTTTTTACAACGCGCTCAAAGGGAGTGCCACACTGGAAGAGTATGTGGGCGACCGCATCTACAACACCAGCATCGACACACCCGATGAAGACCTCCTGAACGAGCCCGTGCCCTACATCATCATCACCTTCGATGGTATGCAGAACGAGGGCATCACCAAGGATTCATCGTATGAGGGCGACACCGACCGCGTGCAGATAGGCATCGAGATAACGGCTGAGACCCGCGAACAGTTAGGCGATATCGCCGAAACGGTGCGCGCTACGATTCTCTCCTACTTCGAGAATGCCGAAGACACGGATGATGATTTCGATTTGATTCCTGTCGACTACACCCTCTCGTCGGGGCCGATATCATACGATGCGTTGAAGCCTTGTTTCTGGCAGGTGCTATCGTACAACTGCGACACAACACCGTAAAAAGCTATGGCAACAATTAAAGGACAAAATCTTCGCGTCATGGTAGGCGGCAAGTGTATTGCAATGGCGACCTCATGCACCTTCCACATCTCTGCCCAGGTTGAAAGCGCGTCGACAAAAGACGATGCCAACGACTTCGAGGTGAACGAGGTGACTGGACTCAGTTGGGATGCTTCGACCGACTCACTGGTGACATTGACCGACAACGGTACAAACGGTGAACTGCCCACCGATCTCATGTCGCTCATCATCAACAAGACGGTGGTGACGCTGACCTTCGACACAACCTCTGGTACCAACAACCGCACGGCTCAGAACTCGGCTATCAAGAAGAGCGGATCTGCCTACGTCACGGATTTCTCTGTGACCGCCCAGAACCGACAGAACTCCACCCTGACCGTTCAATTCACGGGTACGGGTGCTCTCTCATAACCATTTTCGGACCACGCAATAAATGGCACTTTGATCAGAGGGGCTTCGCTGCCGCAAGGATGCGGAGCCCCGATTTTTAAAAAGACAATCAAGAATATGGCAACTATCAAAGGACAGAATCTTCGCGTGATGGCAGGCGACAACGCCCGCCAGTGCGGATGCCTGGCAGCAGCCACCACTTGCACCGCACACGTTGCAGCGGTCGTCGGCGAGTCGTCGACAAAAGACACCGAGGGAGACTGGGTAGTGAACGAGGTAACCGCCATCCAGTGGGACGTGACCGCCGAGGCACTCATCATCGAGCCTGTAGACTACGACAATGCCCTTCACCTCGAAGACCTCGAAATCGGCAAGCGTTACTGGGTGTATTTCACGCAGACCGCCACCACCGCAGGCACGCAGAACCGCACCAAGGTGAACAATGCATTGCAGATGGGAGGCTGGGCCATACTGACCGACCTCAACATCACCGCTGGCGACCGTCAGGATTCGGTCTATCAGGCCAAGTTCATCGGTACCGGCGACCTCACACAAACCACATAACAAACCCCAATTAAAAAAAAAAGAAACTA